TGCGCGCCGCCTGCCATTTCCTGGCCTCGTCCTCGCCCATGACGGCGGCCACGTGCGCCGGGTCGAGCGGCAGGCCGCCCACGGCCAGCGGCTGGCCGGTGGCGGCCAGCGAGGCGATGTCGTCATCGAGCAATGCCTTGAGCTTCGGGCGCTCCATCCGCATGGCCGCGTCGGCGTCGGCGGCGGCGCGCCGCGCCAGCATGTCATAGCGGCCGGCCAGCGCCCGGTAGTCGTCGAGGTCGAGTTTTTGCAGCAGTTCGTCCCGCATCGCGGGCGCGGCCAGCCGGGCGGCGAAATCCTGCTTTTCCGCCGGGGTGGCCAGCGCGTCGAACACCCCGTCGAAGCGCGCCTGCAGCAGGCGGCGCACCACCGCCTGGCGCTGGGCTGCGGCTTCGGCGCTGTCGATGGCTCCGGCCGCAAGGGCGCTGTCGATCACCGTCATGGCGCGTTCCGACAGCGCCGCCAGCCGGGCGTCGCCGTCATCGTTCACGCCGATGGCATAGGCCTGCTTTTCCAGCAGCGCGCCCTGGGCGGTCAGCGCCTCCAGGGCGGCGGCCTTCATCGCCTTGTCGGCCGCGGCGTCGCGGCGGTCATAGGCGCGGCGGCGTATCGGCTCCCAGTTCTGCAGGAATTCGGCTCTGGCGGTGGCCGCCAGCTGCGGGTCGTCCCTGAAGAATTCCACATACTGCTGCAGCAGCTTTGCCGCTTCCTGTTTCAGACGAACGGGATCGCCGCCATAGGTCTCGTCCAGCCGCGCCAGGCCGATGATCATCGCCGTCTTGGCGTTATAGGCTCCGGCCTTCAGGGCCGCGGCATCGTAGGCGTCGTCCTGCGGCCGGCCGGACTTGCGCAACTGCAGCGGCCGCATGGCCGGCAGCGCCGGTTGCGCGGGCGCGGCGGCGCCCAGTATGTGCCGGGCCTCGAGGTCGCGGCGGCGGGCGTTGACGCCCTTGTTGTCGCCGCCGAGGCCGCGCACCGCGGCGGCAATCGCGGCGGGGTCGCCCGACCTGACGGCGCCCAGGATGCGGCTGGGCAGGCTGCCGTAATTGTAGGCCACGGAAGTGAGCGCCGCCCGGACATGGCCCGGCAAGGCGTCCCACCGTTCCCGCCCCACCTGCCGGGCGGCGGTCGCCGCAAACGCGGCGGCGCGCCGCGCCAGGTCGCGCTCGGCATCCTCGCGGCTGACCGTCATGCCCGGCACCACCCTCCTCACGCGGCCGTCCGCGCCGGTCACTGTATCGCTGCCGTATCCGGCCCGGTAGGCGTTGACATCCCAGTATGGCGTGGCGCGGAAGCCCTCGAAACGGCGGATCAGGGCCAGCGCATCATCGCCATCGCCCTGCGGCGCGGCGGCCTGCGGTCTGGGAAGGGTCACGGCGGCGGCGCCGTCGCGGGCGCCTTCGGCGGCCGCCGCCTTCACGGCCTCCTCGGCCCGGCGGGCCTCGGCGGCGCCGGCCAGACGGGCCAGCATGTTGCCCACATTGGCTGCGGCCCGGCCGGCGGCGCGGGCCATGTCGCCGTCGTCCATCGGCGGGCGGGCGAACTCGGCCGCGACGGGGGCGGTCATGTCGAAGCGTTCGAGCGGCGGCGAGCGTCTGGCCATTTCCTACCTCACAGTCCTACCTCACAGCGCGGCGATGGCGTTGAAGAGGCCGGCCGTCCTCGCCTGCGCGGCCAGGCGGCGGTAGCTGGCGGCCTGCGCCCGCAGCATCCCGCGCTTGGCGTCGCTCATCGAGCGGTCGATCGAGATTTCCTGCGCGGCGCGCCGTTCGGCGGCGCTGCGCGCATCGGCCGCCACGCCGCCCGAGATGTCGATCCCGGCGGCGGCGTAGTTCACGTCGTTCTCGCCCAGGATGCGGGCGAGCTCGCGTTTCATGGCCGTGGTCCGCTGGAAGGATTGCGCGGCCTCGTTCTCGGCCTCCATGTCCGAGGTGAAGGCCTGCGCCTTGTAGCTTTCGGACTGGGCGGCGCCAGCGGCCAGCGCGCCCAGCACCCCGCCCACGGTGGCGACCCCCGACAGCAGACCGGAGGCCGTGATCCCGCCTCCGGCGGCGGCGCCGGCCCCTCCAAGCAACCCGGTAGCGGCAAGAAAGCTCATAGCGTGGCCTCGATGGTGATGGATCGCACCGTCAGGCGTCCCGGCCGGTGCTGGGTGATGGTCAGTTGCGGCAGGTCGCTCCAGCCGGTGAAGCCGCTGATGCGGATGGTGCCGGTGAAGCCCTGTTCGAGTTCGGCCACGTCGGCCCGCGCCGCGCCATAGCGCGACAGGTCGATGTCGAAGCTGCGCCCGCCATTGGCCGCCAGCGCCAGCGACGTCGTGTCCTCGAGATCGAGCAGCACCGAGTGGATACGGCCCTTGCGCTTCACCACCACGCCCTCGGCGCGTTCGCGCGGCAGGGGTAGCGTGGTCGCCACCGGCGGCCGCCACACGCCCACCGTCACCTGGGTTGCCGGGCGCGGCAGGGTGATGGCGCCGGCGGTCACCGTGAACGGCCCGAACACGTCGCCGTCGGCAATGGCCCACACCTCGGCTCCCTCGTGGACGGCGAGGCCCGGAACGATGGCGGACGGCGGATCGTTGGTCACGCCGATGGCGGCGTCCAGCAGCAGGCCCGGCTCGAAGCGCTCGATGCGGCGCGTCGGTGAGCCATCGGCCTCGCGCACCGCCACGCACAGAAGCTCGTTGCGGCCGTTGGTCCAGACGGTGGTGAAGGTGCAGCCGCTCTCGACGCGGGCGAAGCCGGTGATGTCCTGCTCGCGCAGCATCATGCACAGGCGCAGCGCGCCGTCGCCGTTGAGCACCGCCAGGATGTTCGCGGCCTGCTGGTTTTCCTTCTTCTTCACCGCCATGTCGGCCACCGCCGACACCAGGTGATAGGCCAGCAGCGACACGTCGAGGGCCTTGTAGTTGCCGTCGATGTCGGTGTAGCGCAGCTCGCCGATGAAATCGCCGGAGCTGTGCACGTAGACGGCGGCGCCCTCGTTCTGCACCACCGGCACGCCGGCCGCCACGCCATGGTCGGAGGCGGGCACATGCTTGGGCGGCGCGGTCTTCGACAATCCGTCCTGCGATCCCGCCACCCAGTAGTTGGTGTCGGATGTCAGGATCAGCAGGAACTGGTTGTTGACGATGCGCCGCACGGCCTCGCCGCCGGGGGCGTCGAGCAGCGCCAGGAACGGGCCGTTGGCCTCCTTGATGCGGTCGTCGAAGTTGTAATAGTCGCCGGTGATCGAGGCCATCCAGCTCGACGGCAGGCTGCGCAGACCTCCCATCAGCAGCCGCTGCTGGTAGATCACGCCGCAGCGCGGCCAGCCGCGCTCTTCCGAGATCACCGGCTCGCCGGGCATGACGCCCGGCGTCGTCTTGAACGCCACGATGGCCGCGTCGGCCTTGTTCACCACCCGGCCCGACAGCGCCCAGATGTCGCCCAGATTGTCGCCGCCCGAGAACGTCACCACGATCTTGGCCGCCGCGCTGGGATGGGCGGCCACCGTGAAGCCGGGATCGAGCAGTCCCAGCGCGTCCAGCGCCGCCGCTATCTCGATGGCCGTCGCCGCGTTGTCGAATGCGCCGCCGCCGGTCACCTGCGTCTTGATGGCCGCCGTGTCGGCATTGTTGAGCGTGACAATGAACACGATGTCGGCCACGGGCGGCGGGCCGGCCCCCGAGAAGCCGACGAATTCCAGTTCCCAGACGGCGGCCACGCCGTTGGTGTAGGTCTCGCCATAGTCGTAGAGCGGCACGTTTTCGAGCGGCGCGGGGGCGACGGTCCAGTCGGGCGTCAGCGGGTCGTAGAGCACGCGCTGCGGGGCCACGTCCTCATGGAAGGTCAGCAGCGTGTCGAGCTGCTGGGTCCAGTCCATGGTGCGCGCCTGCGCCTCGTCGTAAGGGTGGGCGAAGCTGTCGGACAGCACGCCATCCGCCCACACCTGGGCCGACGCGGCGCCGAACACGATGTCGAACACCGTGCCGTCGTTGGCCCGGAAGCCCAGCCCGCGGGTCGCGGTCGCCAGCGTGGTTCCGAGGTGGCGGGTTCCGGCGCGCACGCTGAAGCCGCCCTGCGGCAGGGCGTCGATGTTCTCGGCGCGGTCCAGCCCGGTCTGGAAATATTTGAGCTCCGACCGCTCGCGCAGGCGCGGCCCCAGCTCGAGGCTGTTGAAGGTGGCTGAGAGGCGTCCCGGCTGGCCTGCCATCAGGGCCGCCCGTCGTTGGGCCAGCCGCCGCGCCAGGCGGCCAGCAGCGGGTTGGAATGCGACGGCAGGGCGCGCGACGGGGTGACGCGGCCGTCGGCGTTCAGGGCGGCGCGCATCAGCCCGCCGCGCATCGCCTCGGAGGGCGTGCCGAAGGCCTTGGCATGGAGGGTCTCGGCCATGCCGGAGTTGCCGGTCAGCGGCTCCGCCAGGACGGCGGCTGCCGCATGGATCACGGCCATCCGGAAGGCGGGATGCCAGAGGCCCGGCGTCACCCGCACCGTGCCCTGCGCATAGAGCGGGTCCCAGTCGGAATGGACGCGGCGTTCCTCGTCATAGTCGTAGGCCTGCACCGTCGAGGCATTGAGGCGCGGATCACGGAGCAGCCGCTCCGGCGCGCCGATCAGTTCGGCCGGAAGCTGGTGCACATGGTTGAAGCCGAGGTTGGAGACCACGCCATCGAGCAGGCCGAGCTGCACGGTGCGGCGCGCGAAGCTCCACGGCGCCATGGCGAGGCAGAAGTCCGCCACCTCGAAGTACAGCGCGGCGGCGCTTTGGGCGCCCGGCGTTTCGTCGTCCAGTCCCTCGAGCGGATCGGCCGCCAGCAGGGCGCAGGCGGCGTTGACGATGTCCAGATGATCGAGCGTGGCCATGGCGTTGGTCTCCTGTCGGCAGGGTGCCGGAGCGGCGGATTGCCCCTCGCCGCTCCGGCTGTTACCGCGCAGGCCCCGCCGCGGGAGGACGCCGGCAGGGCGTGGCGGTCGCGGCGCCTGTCATCACGCGATGGTGATGGAGGCGATGTTGGTCTTGATGCGCAGCCGGGCCACGGCGTCGTTCTGCAGCACCACGCCCGCTCCGTCGGCCTCCTGGCGCAAGGACCATGCACCCAGCTCGTTGTTCCAGGCGGGGATCATCCGGGCCCGGCGGTCGTTGGTCCAGCCCACATTGGATCTGTGCCAGATGAACAGGTCCATCTTGTTGGCCTCCGGCACGGGGAAATACTCCGCCGGCAGCACCACCCAGTTGACGAAGTTCCACGACCGCCCCGTGGTGCGTTTCATGAACGGCAGTTCCGGGCCCACCCACTGGCTGTTGGCATAGACCTTGTCGGCCATCAGCATCTGATGGGCCAGCATGGTGATGCCGGCGAACAGCTCGCCGTCGGCCGGCAGGTTCTTCTCGTCCATCCACTTGCCCAGCAGCAGCATCACCTGGGCGGCCGAGAGCTGGCCGGCCGAGGTGTCCATGAAGCCGGTTCCGGAGGTCGGCGCGGCGGCGTCGAGCAGGCCGATGATGAACTTGTCGACGGCGGAGCCGAGCGACTTGGCGCCCGCCTGGATCTGCGCCTCGCGCTCGTTGACGTTGGTGCGCGCCAGATCGTAGGAATAGACGTAGGCGAAGGTTTCCCAGGTCTTGAGGTCGGCCGACACCTGGTCCATGGTGGGATTGTCGGGCGTGGCCGGAACGCCGCGCTGCTTCAGGGTGGCGGTGCGGCGGCCCATGCGCGGCCAGTAGGCCTTGGCCCCGTCGATGCGGGCCTCGGGCATGACCATGTTCTGCATGAGCCAGCCCTGCGGCTGGTAGAGGTGTGTGAGGCGGGAGTTGTACTGCTCCACGAACAGGGCGTCGGCTTGCTGCGACATTGTGGTTCTCCAATGATGGCGGTTGCGTCATCACCGGGCCGGATAACCGGCAGGCGGGCCGGGTCCTGTCGCGGATAACCGGCGGCCTGCTGCGGGTCTGCCCCCGTGCATGGCCCGCACCATAAGGGGCGGACCATGCCCGTCAGGCATATGTCAGTTGCCGGACCGTTTGCGGGTCAGCTCGGCCCAGGCGTTGTCGTAGGCCTCGCGGAAGGCGCTGTCGTAGGCCGGCGAGAACGGGTCGAGGCGCGGATCGGAGGCCATGGCGTCCAGTTCGGCGCGTGTCTTCGGCGGTACGGCGCCCTGCCCGCCGAGGCGGAAGCTGTCTCCGCCGGCGCCCGCCATCAGCTTGCGCAGCAGCCCGAAGCCGTGGCCGGTCAGCGCCAGGCTTTCCAGCTCCACCTGTTCGCCCTCGGTCAGCCCCAGCGACTTGCCGATGTTCTGGGCCCAGGCCTCCATCTCGACATGGGCCTGCTGGATGGCGGCGGCCGCCTCGGGGCCCGACTTGCCCAGCGCCTTGGCCTGCAGGTCGAGTTCCGCCTTCGGGTCGAACGGCTGCGGCAGCTTGCCTTCCCTGGCCAGCGGCTCGAAGACCTTGTGCACGATCTCGCGCGCCGCCTTCACCGGCAGGCCCATCTCGTGGGCCACCTTGCGGAAGGCCGCCAGCGCCGGATCGTCGGCGTTCGGAAAATAGGGCTTCAGCGTGTCGGAGAAATCGAAGCTGTAGTCGTCGGGGCTCTTGCCCACCGGCCCGGCGGCGCTGGCCCTCTTCTGGAAGCCGTGCAAGGCCTTGACAACCTCGCGCAGCGTGTCCTCGGGGGTGTCCTTCAGCATGTGCTGCGGGATCCCGATCTGCCGCCAGGCGGCGGTTTCGGCCGCATCTTCTCCGGTCTGCCCGGCCAGCGAGGCGGCGGTTTCGGCCGCATCTTCTCCGGTCTGCCCGGCCGGCGGGTCCGCAGCCGCGGCGGCGGCGCTGCCGCCGGAGGCGAATGTATCCTGCGCCGCGCCGCCCGCGGCTCCCGTGTCGTCCATCCAGTTGCTCATCGTCATCCCTCCTGCTTGCGTTCCGCCGGCTGTCCGGCGCCTTCGCGGGCCAGCCTTATCAGCTGCGCCACGAATTCCTTGCGGGCGTTCTCCGCCACCAGTTGCTGCAGCGCCAGGTCGGAGGGCAGGCCAAGCCCCACCACGTCCACGTGCGCGCGAAACGTCATGTCGATCATGGCCTGCAGCAGGATGCGGCCGTCCTCGGTCGCCAGCACCCGCGCCACGGCGGCGGCCACCGGCTCGCGGCGCGAGCGCTCCAGGGCGCGCGCCGCGTCGAGGGCCTTCATCCGCTGGTCGCTCAGGGCAAACAGGTCGCGCAGCGTGGCGTCGCCCGCAACGCCGGCCAGCAGGTCCTCGACCGTCATCTTCACCCCGAAGCTCATGCCGCGTCCTCCGCTCCGGCAGCCATCAGGCCGGGATCGGCGGCCGCCGCCTGGGCCGCGATGGCGGCGCCCGCGACCATGGCCTGCCGCTCGGCGATGGCCCGGCGCTCGTCCTCGGTCGGCACGATGTTGGCTGGCACCATCAGCGCATGGGCGGCCTCGCGGGCCACGCGGTCGCGATGCACGAGCTGGTCGACCATCTGCGGCTGGTCCGGAAACAGCATCGCCACGATCTGGGCGTATTGCAGCACGCTCTCGCTGCGCATCTGCTGGCGGGCCATGGCCATCGGGCTCTTCACTTCCACCCGCAAAATGAAATCGTCGATCGCGATGCCTTCGGGAATGATCCCGAGGTCGAAGGCGATCTCCACGCAGCGCTTGACGAGCGGCACCACGCCTTCATGCACCAGCCGCCCGAAGGCGCCCACGTCGTCGAAGGCGATCTGCTTTACCCGCTCGATGATCTCGGTCGGCGAGCGCACCGCGCCCACGTCGGGCGGCAGGGCCTTGTCGTTCATCGCCGACCTCACCGCCATCTGCATCCTGTCCACCTGCAGCCCCTGCAGGTCGATGCGCGGATCGGGGAAGCGCTGCACCGAGGGCCCCAGAACGCCGCCGTTGCGGGCCACCTTCCAGATCTGGCCCGGCGCCAGCGGCGCGTTGTCGGGGTTGAACACGCCGTCGTCGATGGCGGTATAAATCCCCAGCATGGCGATGGCGGCCGCCTGCAACAGGATCTTCTGGGTCACGTTGAGCGTGCGGATCATCGGCATGGCCAGATGCAGCACGCCGCGCCCGTAGCGTTCGCCGGGCACCCGGAAATAACGCGGCGTCACCCACGGGCAGGTGCGCGTCTCGGTCTGTTCGATGATGGTGTCGCGGTTGTCGGGGCACCAGACGATGCGCCGCCAGCGCCCGGTCTTGCCGTCCCAGATCGTGTCCTGGCACAGCTCGGCCTCGTGTTCCGGCGTCTCCGCCATCCTGCGGGCGAACTCGGCCGTGAAGCGGCCGTCGGGAAACTCGGCGGCGATGGCCCGCAATGTCCACTTGCGCGACCAGAACACGCCGGTCACGTCGTTGTAGGCGCCTTCCTCGTAGGCCACTTCGTCCATCGGCACCACCACGAAGCGCACCGGCTTGGCCATGGTGCCCTTGAGCACCAGCAGCGCGGCGTTCCCCGCCGCCAGGTCGATGCCCATTTCGTGTTTCGCCTGCTCCCATTCGCCGGAGAGGAAGAACGTCTCGACGATCTTCGACACCGTCTCGACCTTCTGCCGCAGTTCGTCCTTGGCCGCCCCCTCCGGGATCCATTCGCCCGGCGCGATCACGAAGAAGCCGGGCGGGAAGATGTCGCGGGCGAACTTGCCGGCAAAGCGCAGCGCGGCCTCCATGGCCGTGCTGTCGAACACCCGGTTCACGCGCTCCTCGCCGGGCCCGGTTACCGTCGCGCCCCGGCGGAAGGGGATGGCGAATTCGTAGGCCTCGTCGAGCAGCGGCCTGAACGCCATCTTGGCCTTTTCGGCCGCCTCGCGGCGGGCCTTGATGGCCTTGTAGGCCTCGGCGTCCCTCATGGTCAGCCCAGCGTCGCCTGGCCTTCGGCGCCGAGGAAGGTCAGCAGCGAGCGGCCCTTGCGCTTGCCGCCGGACGACTTGGCCTGATCGGCCTCTGCCGCCTGGCGGGCCATCTCGGCGATGGCGCGGCGCTGCGCGGCCGCGGCCTGCTGCTGCGCGATCTTGGCCCCGGCGTCGGAGCCGCCGCCGAACAGTGTAGCGATGCCGCTCATTGCATGATCTCCATTCCGTTGCTGTTTGCGATCAGTGTCCGGTATCCGGCCGCCCGCGCGATGCGCCGGCCCTCCGGCGTCGTCACCTTGACGATGCGGCGACGATAGGGGGTCGCAGCGCCCGTCAGGCGGATGGCCCGCACGATCTCCAGCATGTGGCGGCGCGCGGCGGGAGCCATCAGGAGCCAGCCTTCGGCCAGGCCGCCGCCGCGCTCGACGAAGCCGCCGCAGGCCACGGCCGCGCCCGCGGCGTCGCGCAAGGCCCAGGACGGGCCCATCGTCAGCTGCAGGCGCGCGGCCGCCCAGATCTGCAGTGTCGCTTGCGGCAGGCAGCAGGCCAGATCCATGTCGGTGGCCGGGCTCGCGCGGAACAGGCTCATAACCGGAACACGTCGAAGTCGCGGGCCGTCCCGCGCCGGGCCCACGGCGAATCGCTCCGGCCGGGCCGCGTCTGGCTCTGCCAGCCTGCGGCCCCCCTGCCCCAGCCGCCTCCCGCCTCGGCGATGACCCCGCGCAGCCCGCGCACCCCGCCGATGCCGTATTGCAGGGCGTCGTGCACATCGGCGGACGGCGTGGTCTTGTCGGGCATCACGTCCCACGGCTGCGACGAATTGACCGGGCGGCGCCGGAAGCGGTAGTTGGAGGCGAAGCCGCGGATCAGCATCCGGCAGGAAGGATCGATCAGCAACGGCGGCCGCAGCCCCCCCGGCTTGAGCTCGTTCTTCACCGCCTGCAGCCGCGCGCCCACCTCGTTGGACCCGTTGAACGGGATCTGCACCGGCACCCCGAGGATCATGCCCAGGATGTCGCAGAACGACAACTGCCCGCCTTCGCGGTCGGCGCCGTATTGCGACGCCGGATCGGCCCAGACATGCAGCGCCGGGCAGCCGATGAAGCGCTCCGCCAGGGCCGCCTGCATCAGTTCGCCGAAGCGCGCCGCGCCATAGCCCTGCCCCGGAATGACCTCGCTGTAGATCCGGATGCCGCCGTCGCCCATCAGCTGGAACAGGACTGCGGCCGGCCGCAGGCCCGCCGTCGATCCATCGACGCCGGCCAGCACGGGCCGCGAGCGGTCGGGCGTCAGCGGCGACTTCGCCACATGGACACGCTCGTCGAAGTAATCGGCGTAGACCGGCAGGCCGTCGCGCGAGTAGCCCCACTCGTTCATGACGAAGCGGCGGATGTACCAGTCCTCCTCGCGCGCCGCCATTTCGTCGTAGTAGCCGGCGGGCAACCTGGACACGTTCTCGGCCGCCGGGTTCGGCGCATAGCGGCGCGCCGCGCCGTCTCCCAGGCGCAACAGGCCGGGCGGCTGCTGGTAGAAGGCGAGGCCCGGCGGTCTGTTGTCCACCAGCACGTCGCGCAGCCAGTGATCGTTGTCGGGCGCGTTGAGGTCCATCAGAAGCTGGCGGAACGGTTCCCTTCCCTGCAGCGCGTCCTTCCTGGGGAAGCGCCCGAGGCGCTGCTGCACATAGGGCAGCACCTCGCGCGGCAGGTCGGCGGCCTCGTTGATCCAGGCGGAGGAAAACGCCTTGCCGCGCATCACCGCCTCGATGTGGTTGCCGTTGAGCCCGATCACCTCGGTGGTCGCCTCGAACCGCGTGCCGTCCTGCAGCCGCCCCCGTATCACATGGGTGATCGGCCGGTCGTCGCCGCCGGTCCAGGTCGATCCCGGAAACGTCTTGGGCAGCCACTCCTGCCAGGTCACCATGGTGGACTTGGCGGCGGAGCGGTAGGTGTTGCGGATCACCACCACCAGGTCGCGCCGCCAGCCATCGGCGTCCGGCGGCATCAGCGAGGCCATGCGAAGCCGCTTCATGATCACGGTCGAGGTCTTCCCCCCGCCCACCGGACCCATCAGCGCCACGATGCGCGCCGTGTCGTCCAGATAGAACCGCTGGCTTACCGGGCCGGGCGGCACCCAGCGCAGCACGTCCGGCGCATCGTCCACATCGTTCAGCGCCGCCAGTTCCTCCGCGCCCATGCCCTCATAGCGGTCGCCGCCGCCGTCTTCCATTTCCGGCATGACGCTCATCGTCCCTCCCCCCGGCCCCGAAGCCATCCGTGTTGTCTTCCGGCCGTCGAGCTTGCAACTGCCCGAAACCGAGACCTGTGAGAACAGGAACCCCTATAGGGGGGGCCGGGCGCGATTTCCGGGGGCCGGCCGCCGGCGGCCGGCCCCGGCTGGCGCCGGGCGCGGTCGCGCCGTTGATTTTCAATCATCGGCTCCATCTCCAAATTGCTGAGCGTTATCAAACAGATCGCCGTCCCTTGCGACATCTGGCCGTGCGACATGATCAATCAGCGGGGCGCTATCCCCTTGATTTTGCTCGACCTGCGGCAGGTCCAGCTGGTTGCGGTCGCCGAAGAGGACGAAGGTCGGAAGATCACCGCCGACATCCACCTTCACTGCCATCTTGGCGTGGCAATAGGGCATCAGCTCGGCCGCCGCCCTGATGCGCGCCGCCAGGGCGTGGCGCCCGGCCTCGGTCTTGGTCGCCTTGCGCAGGCGAGCCTCCGGCATCGAGGCGATCTCGGCCAGCACCACCGCCGGATCGCGGTAGCCCAGCACCTCAAGCATGGGCAGCATCATGGTGGAGCGTCGATTGGGCCGTCCCCTGCGGCTACCCATGGCGGCGCCCTCCGCCATACTCCACACTTTGCGCGCCCCCGCACCAGCAGCTCGAGACACGTGAGACACGCCACAAAATCCCGTGTCTCACAAAATTATTAAGCAATATCAATGCACTAACGTAGATATAAGACAATGTGACACGTGAGACACACATACACACACACACACCCGCGCGCGTGTGCGTGTTACGGGAGCGGACGTGTCTCACGTGTCTTGTGTCACAAATCGCCGGATTGCCTAACGATTTCAACGCCTTGCCCCCGAGACACCAAAATTTGTGGCGTGTCTCGCGTGTCTCACGGCAGCTCATGATCACCGTTGCCTATCATCGGACACCGCCCGTCAGGCCGCCGTCGTCACATTTTTTGGTATCGCAGGGCCGGGGGCTGCGGCCGCCGCGAGGCCGAGCGCGATGAGGGAGCGGACGGCGGCCGCCCGGCTGGGGTGGCCGGCGGCCAGCGCGTAGCGCGCGATCATCTGCTCCATGACGGGATCGACGCGCACCGCCAGCACCCAGCCGCCCGGCTCGATCCTGCGCCGCTGGGCGTCGCTGATAATCTCGCCCATGCGGGCAAGCGTGGCGGCGAGATCGGCCTTGGCGGCGGCGAGCTCGGGCGTCATGCCGATCGTCCCTTGAGCGCCGCCGCCAGCGCCGCGCCGTTGTCGCTCTCGACCACGAACATGTCCGGGTCGGAGA